TTAATTCTCTAAGAGATTTTGTTTCAGCTTGGAAATCAGGAGCTTTGAATTCTTCCGGCATTTCAATATCAAATTTGAATTTAACTACTTTAGAAAAACTTTTAACGAGTTCCGATATTTCTTTGAGTTCTTTCGATGTTTCTTTATTTGAGTCCTTTTTTTTCTTTATTAACTCACCGTAAATTTTATCTATTTCATCTAATTTTTCTTTGTTTTTTGTTTGAGATTCTAAATTATCTCCAAGAGCTATTTTCATCCATTCTAAATTTTTAACGATGCTACCATAACTATAATATTCGGATTGAATAAGTTTCGTTATGTCTTTATGTAAAAGCCCCGATTTTTCAAGTGATTCATTTACCTTTTTTTCTTCGACTGCTATGGCTCTGATTAATTTATTTTCTCTTTTCCTCAAATTGACTTTTTCTGCTAATAAATCACTTTGTTCAGCAATTTTCATTTCTAAAATTATTTTATCTTCTAAAGCTTTTCGAGTAAAATTAATTGCTTTTGTCAAATTATCATAACTCGTTTTTTCTAAATCAATATTTTTCAAATAATCAGGATAACGAGTTTGCAGGGTTTCAATCGCTTTAGTTAAAACTTCTTTTTCTCCAGCAGTTTTATTGGTTTTTTCCCAGAGCATTTCAAGAACAGCGATGTTTTGCTCAAATTCCATTCGTTCCAATGCCGATGCCTTTGTAACGTCTTTGAGTGCAGATGTTAAACTGATATTAATTGATTTTGCAATTTTATTCACGTTTGAAAGAATATCATCACCCAGCGGTTTTAGTTTTGCATTGATGATATTTTTTAGAAGCCCTAATTGATTATCGGTAGAATCGATCATAATTCTGAATGCTTCGTCCATCGAGCCGGCTGAATTTATTATCTGTTTCAGAATAGAATCAAAATCACCACCCGCATCGGTTGCAACCGCAAGAACACCGGAAAGCCCTTGAACTCGTGGGAATAATTCAGATAAAAGTTTTATATTCCCGCCGGTGGAATCCATTAAATCTTTGAGGAAAGCGGAGAATCCTTTTGTGCTTAAAGCGGTAATATCAAATTCAATTCCCAGTTCTTTTGCTTTTTTAACTGTATCATCCTGCTGTTTGGTGAGAGCAATCAGCATTCCTCTGATACCGGTCATCATTTCGTTTGTACCAAGAGTTTTTACACCTTTTGCAATGATAGCCATTAAATCATCAAATGCTAATCCAGCCTGTGCGGCTAATCCAGTTACGGTTGTGATTGAGGGTCCAAGTTCTTCCATCTTGGTTTTACCTAATTTAACTGTCTGGAATAGCTTGTCAGCAATATTGGCAGCGTTACCCGCAGCTTCACCATAAGCATTCATGATCGAAGTTATCGCATCAGCGGCAACGAATGTGTCGGTTACGCCGGCAACTCCAAGCTTCGCAGAAGTCCATAAGACTTTCATTGCTTCTGCTCCGTCATAGCCGGCACTTACAATTTGATAGTAAGCTTTTGCGAGTTGATCAGCAGAACCGGGTACTTCTTTACTCATATTGATTATTTCTTGTGAAATACCGGCAAAATTAGCTTTCACGGCATCGGAAATAGTCTCAACTTCTTTCATTGCGGTTTCAAAATCTTTAGCAAACTTGTAAGCTTTATTGGAGATTGCAGCGAACGCCATAGCAGCGGAAATTGATAAACCTGCAAAAACATCCATCTTAGAGATATTAGAAGTCAATCCAGCCAGAATGCCCTTCGTTTTTGTAGAACCAAGAGCGAGTCCGGTTGTATCAAGCCCTGTCTTAAAAAATAAGCTGTCCGAACCTTGAACATTTAAAGCCATATCATTTTCCTAAAATTAAATTTTAACCACCGAATAACATTTTGCAATCGGCAGGATTCGATAAATCTAAACTGCCCTTTTGATCTGTTTTTTTATCAATGCTTACAGGTTTTGGAACACTAAGGGAATACATCAGAATATTAGCCCACGAGTGTTTCCATAGAATATCTTCAAAGGAGATGTTAAAATAATGTGCGAAATTACCGATTATTTGCCAGAAATTTATTGTTTTTCCGTTTTTATCTCGGTCTCGATTATCTTCATTTTGCCGATCAAGACCGAAGTGGCAAAAAAAGAATTATGCCCCATTTGATGAGTAACCACGGTCATTAATTTCAATATTTCAAGATTATCGCTATTATTATCTAAATAATCTATAATGGAATTGAATTTAATGTTTTGGAAATAACGAATAAATTTATTTTTACTAAATTTTTTATTGAAAATTGCAAGCGAAATCATTCGGACATATTTATCGTCCATTAATTCAATTTTTTTTGCTGTGAATTCCAATATTGACATTTTAGGTTCTTTATCAATATCGATTTTTTCAATACTATTTAGTAATTTGCATATAAGCAATAGAGGTCCAGGATGTAACGGATAAATAACAAATTTTCTCTCAGATTTTAAAAGTTTCATCTTATGAAGAAAATTTGGGTTATCCACGGTTATGGGAAAATCCACCCCTTTCTGCAATATTGTATCAGTAATATTAGGCAAGATACTCTCCTTTGAAAATCAGAACCCTCCCCTCTCAAAGAGGGTTCATAATTTATACTTCAACCAAATTCGTGATTGTGAAGGGAGCTAAAGCAACACCTAAAGCACTTATGGGAGAAGCAACCTTAAATTCGAGGTCAATGTATCCGGATTCTTTATCTGAAATCGCTCCGACCAAGCTCGCAAGAACCAATACTTTAGGAATTTTAAGAACGGTTGCGTGACCTTCAACATACTTACACGTAACTTGTATGCTCATAAAGATTTTTGCTGATTTAATCGGTGCTGTATAGACGAATGGAGCTATCTCTGTAGCACTTCCGCCAAAGAATGAAACGAGGTTAGCAGCAGCAGTATCATAGGATTTAATATGGACTGTTTTAAGTCCACCCCTAAGAATATCTCTAATGTCGGGCTCATCAGAACCCTCTATTGGAATTTCAATATCTTCGGGCTTTTCAATTCCATATTTTGTACTATCCGGAACAATAGCCAAAAGTTCTGTGTCAACAGCACCTAAACCGCCATCTGCTCCGCAAGTGCTATATTCAAGTTTGTCAAACCCGTGTATACGCATTTTTACTGACATTATTAACTCCTTGTTAAATTAATTTTCAATATTACAATTCAAACGAATTGAATTGTAGCTCATGTTTTTCTGTTGAAAGTCAGACATAATATTCTGGCTTACAATCTTGAATTGGAAATATGTTCCTCTTGTTTTGGTGTAATTTTCAAGCTGAGTGGTAACTATTTCAGCTATATCTTTCAGTTTAGTTTCGTTTCTTGTACCGGTTTCCTTATAATCAATGCAAAAGCAATTTATGATCGCTGTCATGTGCTGAGTATCTCCATTATCGATAGGCAATGAAAGAATGACAATATTCTGTAAATCCACCTTATCGGGAAGTCTGGATTTCTTACCTTTATAAACTTCACCGTCAATTTCAGAAGTAACTACCGGCACATTTACAATATCAAAAAGCAGATCAATAACATCGGAAGTCGTTCTCATTATGCAGCCTTTAGATGCTGTTTAATTTCTTTCAGTAGCAACGAAGCAACCGGAACGCTTCCGGTTATTACATCATAGCCTTTAGACTCCAAAGCAGCAGCATATTCCATGCCTGCAAAACAGATTAGAACGAATCCTTTTGTGTTTTGAGATAAGATTTCACTCGCAACTTCACGAGCTTTTGCTTTACCTTCAGAAGTACCTTTGAGATTAATTTTCCTTTGAGTGCCGTTAAAACCAACGATATAACCGATTGAACCTCTTAGGTTGCGTGTGTCATCCATGTAAGTCCGGGTGCTTCTGGCATTATTAGAAAACTGTGTCCCGATATAACAAAGCGATTGATACATCTTTTCGAGTTTATTCCGCTCGAATTGATCTATCCGGTTAAAAATAGCTGCATTCGTGAAAGTAGGTTGTAGAAATCCCTTCATTTTACACCTTAATCTCAATATGTTTTTGAAACACGTTCCAAGCTAAAATCAGATGTTCTTTATTTTTGAAAGCAAGCGGTGTATCGGTGGAAATGATGATTGCAGATAATGGAATTTCATCATATCCGGTAAATAATGGACTGAAGATATTCCATTCATTAGTGATCATATCACCACCAGTTTGAGATTTATACTGATTACCTCGTTCTGCTAGTTCGATTCTGCAAACCGTTGTCTTTTGAACTTCAAAACCAGGAACATACTCACCTTTGGGGAATCCACCAGCATTATACTTAATTGCAATGCTGTGGGGATAACGCTTTACCATCGGGATTTACCTGAGATATTGGCAGTTTGAACTCCGTGCTTTTTCCTGAGTTTTCGTGCCATTATGAGTAATGATTTTTTGTCATATTTTATTGATAATTTGCTTTCTGAGAAATCCGGTTGAGTTGCAATATGTTCGTAAATATCCGCAGCACACAAATCTAACTTAGCTTTATGCGTATCCGAAACATAAGTATCCGTTCCAGTTAATTCGCAATCAAGTAAAACCTTACTGAGCAGATTATCATTATCATACTCAGTAAGGCTTGTTAAGGCTTCTAAAATAGTCATCTTAACAGTCCGGATTAGTCGTCAAGACCGTCAGCTTCGGGAGTTGCTTCTGTATCGAACCTGATACAGCGATCTATTGATGGGAAACTTGGAAAAGCGTTAATTTGACCTTCGGTGATTTCATTTACCGGATTCAAAGTTGAATATTTCAAGACCAATGCATTACCTTTCCTAACCTTTTTAGTCTGTGGAAGATTGAGTTGTTCAGCAGCGATTGGTGCTTCTAACATATTCCCAAGTATGGTTTCAGGAATAAAAGTAACATATTTCGTTACCCAGGGATTTGTGGCTGTTATAACGTGTTCTGCTGTTTCAATATTCAATAGAGCGTCCATAAGAACGATCTTCGGTAATCCTTGGGCTGCCATCACAACATTAACTTCATTCAAAGTCGGAGTTCTGATTGCAGTGGTAAGTCCACCTACATATTGAATTACTTCAGTTGCTGCCCTGAATTGAGCCCATTTAGTGTAATTCATTAAGAGGTATTTCAGCTTGATCCCGAGCGCACGTGCAGCGGCTACAATAACTTCGATATCTGTGATAGGAAGATAATTAGCAGCAGTACCATTATTCCAAACACGTGTTCCGGTAGCAGATTTGACCTTTCTTTTGTTCGCTGCCGGAAGTTGAAAGTCTATATTGTTCTCAGTTACAACTCCAGCATTATTAGTGCTATCATAAGCAATAAAGCCCTGTGACAACAATTGATGACACATCCATTCTTTTTGACCTTCCAAACCGGTAAAACAATAATCAATATCATTAAAAATAACTTTCAGCAATGCATCTTTGTCAATTCTGGGATCGTTCTTCTGATTAAGATATTGATTAATTTGCACTTCTGTCATTCGTCTCAAGATTTTTATCGCAGGAATAGCTCCGGTCAAAATGCTTATTGTTTTCCTGCTTTTTTCCGGTGCACTGGCATCATAAGAAACTACATCTGCAATTACGGGATTGCCCTGTGCTCCGATTAATGTTTGATAAAGTAATGACGTTACATACTTGGATGGAAAAATCTTTTTGTACATGTAGTCAACGCCATAGTCATTTCTGGAAATGTATATTTCCAATGTCTTTGCACTTATTTCATTAAAAATTGATGGATTCATCATTCCTCCCCTTACATGAATTTAATTCTGTCAGTTAAGGCAGTTTTGTGACAGGCAGGAACATAGAAAGGAAGCAATGATTCGTTAACTGTTCCACGGGTTACAGCACCGACAATTATATTCATATCATCGCCGGTAACATCGACACTATTTCGCATTACTGAGTCAGCAGCGTAAAGCGGATCAATAGCAGCGGGTTTTTCAACCCCACCAATCATATAGTCGGTAGAAATAGTCAAAACTCCACCAATAGCAGCAGCATCCCAGGTTCCACCAGCAGCGCAAGTCCAATCTGAGAAATCAATCCCTTCGTGAACTAATAATGCTCTAATTGCGGCTTGAATAAGAGCTGCTGTATTTTTTGTGGCAGTTGAATTCGCCAGAGACAGAAGTAATACACGGGTTGCAATAGTATAAGTTACCGCAAGTGTATCACCGCCAGCAGCGGCAATAGTTACGGTTATTCCATTTCCAATCCCACGAGGGCTTGAAACCGTTAGAGTGGCATCGACAACATCCTCAACAACCGCCGAACTTGCTGTAGCAGCGTTTGAGGTCTCAGATGTCCCCTGGTAAACGATAGTATTGACCGGAACAGCTTCTAATGCGTCCAAAGTTGCGGTTAAATTGATAGTATCATAAAGCGTTTCGGTTGTGGTAATCGAAACAATTTCAGTTGATACCTGTCCATTGGTGATAAACTCACCAACTTTAAATTCGTGTGCTTTCAGCACTTTTAATGCTGTTCCATTAGCTGCTTCGGCTTCGTAAACTTTTGCTGTTTTAACGAGATGATAAAGCTTGGCAGTTGACGGATCTTCGGCAAGTAAAGCACCTTCCAGAATTTCTTTCGTTAGTGTCTTTAATTCCGATGTCTTTAGAGTGACTCCTCCTGGCACGTCCTCCAAGACTTTTTCAAACACAATGGCTTCGACTGTGCCATCGGTTTTAACTAATTGTAAACTCATTTCGACTCCTTCTTTACAATTCTAAAGTTTCATTTCTTTCTTTGTTTTGCTTTTCAGCAAAAGCCTTAATTTTTTCCTCTGTAATTGATCCAGCACCTTTTCCGGTTAATGGAACAGTACCATCTTTTAATGCTTGATCATTTAGGGTTTGTTTGAGCGAATTAATTGTTTCTTTGACTTTTTCAGGATCAGTGACCTTGATGTGTGCTGCTAATTTCTTTGGCAGTTCAACCTCTTCCAGATATTTTTCAATTTCAATATTGAGTTGCTTGGTTTTCGCTTCGGATTCCTTTTTCTGTGTTTCAATTTCCTTTTCAGTTTCAATTTTATCCAAGCGTTCGTTCAGTTTTGTAATGTATTCAGGAACAACTTCTGGTTCTTTAGGTGGATCTTTTTTCAGATCAGGTTCTTTTTTCAGATCAGGTTCTTTTTTCTTTTTCAGTTCATCAATTTCTGTTTGCAATTTGTCACTTTCTGTTTGCAGTTCTTCACTCTTTTCCCTTGAAATTTTTGCTCCATCGTTTGCTTTAGACAAAGCTTTTTCCATCACAGCTTCCGCACTTAAAATTTCAGTTAAATCGGTTTCTACTTTTTTTAACTCTTCTGTAGATAATTTTCCTTTTAAAGATTCGATCATTTCCTTGATCATCTTCTTTTCCATAATTTGTTTCCTCACTTAATAACGGTTTGGTTAACTTCTCAATTTCTAATTTGTGATATTAAAAACAAAAAAAACGGTGTCCCCAGATACTATCTGGACACACCGCCTTCGATTTAATTCGATAGACAATTATGTTTCGCAGCCGGTTAATTTTCCGGCTGATTTTTCGACTTTATAAAGAACTATAAAAAATTTAAAATACTACAAATCCGAAAAAGCACTTTTACCATTTTCTTGTCAAACATAAAATATTATTTTTTTAAGTTTTAGGGGTCAAACCGGTTTTTTGAGCAATATTTATAATAAAAAAAAGTAAAAATAAATAAAAAAAGTTAGCTCCGCAGAACCGCTTATGATCACGTCCTGCAAGATATTAGAAAAAAAAGTGAAAAAAACAGAAATAAACTTGACAACAAAACCCCCTTTTGTAAATTCATCTATAGATAGAGTGTGGTTAAAGAAGAAAGGGAGAGCAAGATGAAAAAGCTAAAATTACGAGTTATTAAAAAGTTGAATGATATTATTGATGACATTGATAATACATTTCAAAATTTATCTGCTAAGGAATGCGAATCTGAATTAGGTGAATTATTGTTTCATGTCGAGTCTGAAGCAGATTCTATTATTGATGACTTGAAAGAACAAAAATAAAAAGGAGAGAAGAAATGATCGCAAAGGTAATAATATGTATAGATTTCGATGCCAATAAGAAATTAGAAGCAGATGAATTTTTGAGAAGATTAGTTGAAAGAACAGCAAAAGATGTTACTAATTTTATGCAAAGTAAAGATTGGAATTTTAGTTTTAAATATGATATTACTAAAGAATGTCAAAATCAAATAATATCTTACGTTTACGGGAAATGTTCTCAAAAAGGAAATTTAAAAAAACACGACTTGGAAATAATCATTGATAAAGCAAATAATGAAATATCAAAGAAGGAATAACCAAATGAATTATGCAAAAAAATATTTGATATATTAGATAATCATATTGAAAAAATAGAAACAAATGATTTTCACGATTTGTTGGGATCAATGTTATCTTCAGTATTGATTGGAAAAATTAATACAGCAAAAGAACATTCAGGAAAAATAAATAATTATTTTATCTATTCACCTGATGTTTTTGAAAAAGTAAAAATTTATGAACCTAAAAAAATATTGAAATTTCTTAATAAAATAATAATAAACTGGAGAAACAATGGCAACTCAAGAAGAAATCAAAAAAGCTATTGAAACACGGAAACGGTTAGTCAATGGTGGTAGAAAGGGCGGACTGATATCCCGCCGGATTTTAACCACAGAGCAAGCAAAAGCTACGAGAGCGATGAGAAGAAAGAAAAAGGAGAATTCTATTTCACAACCTTAAACTTAAATACTTTCATAATGATATTGAGAGCTTTTGTCAATCCTGCTTTGTAGAATATAAGCTTTGTGTTTTTATTATCTGAATCGTATAATTCAGAATTTACAGCGTCAATTTCAAGTTGTAATTGATTCAAGACTTCATCGATATACATTTCCTGAAATCTTTTTTTAATTAATTTAGTTGGTAAAGCTTCAAAAGTTGTTTCTCCCTTTTGTTTCGGTATAATCTTTTTATGAATAAATTTACCGGTTATGATCTTTTCAGGGATTCCCTTCGGAAACGCCGGACAGGTCGAATAATCTTCATTCAGGTGCTTACATTCAAAGCATCTATATTTCCACTCATCAAAGTTAATTCCACCAATATCATAGAATATTTGTCCGTGTTCGGAAATGTATTTTTTAGCCATTATTTATCTTGAAAACTAAGTCGGTATTTTTGCAGTAATCCATTTTTCGTTTTCATAATATTGCCAAATTAAGGAATCACCGACACAAAATTCTTGATATTTCAGTTTATCTTTTTTTGAAAGGAAGAAAATTTGCCTTTTAGATTTTTTAAGAATACATCTCCAATTCCCTTCTTCGTCATTCGAATTAGAACCTTCCTTTAGCACATAAATACAATTAGCAGGTTTATCAATATTTGCTCCTATCTTAATTAGATAAACCGCTATTGCTGTTAAAATTAAAATTAACAATAAAATCTTAATATCCATTTTTTCATCTCCTCTAATCTTCAAATATTTTAGTTAACCATTGAATAAATAAAGAATGGGCTATTCCAATTGTAACACCAATTATACAATAAATTATTCATTTTCAAACCTTCAAAACACTTTCTTTTAATTCAAAATTATCATTTAGATTATCAGCTATAAAATAAGGTTTGTTCTTCCATCCGTCAATAACTTTTTTATTTTTATTGAGATAATTTGTTGCTGACTTCGGGATCGTTCTCACATATCTTTGAGAATTAATCTTTCCAGTATCGAGATAATTAAAGAATTCTTGCTTGGAAATCTTTATGTCGGTTGCTATACACATGCACAACGGATGCCAACCCCAGAACATAAAACCCTTCGGATATTTACCTTCCATAGAATCACAAAGATCCGGTCTAGGATGTGCTGCAGATAAATGAATCTCTATTCCAGTTACGAACGGCATCTGTTTTCTGCGTTGGAAATCGCTCATTCCATAAGCAATATTAGTCTCAGTTGCGGCAAGTCTCAGAGCGTTTTTATAGCTTGAACGATAAGCTCCTTGACCCGGATGATACATTTTAGCAGCTTTTGAAAGTCTCAATTTACCTTCTTCACCTCTCACCCGCCGGAATAGTTTCTGAGGATTAATCTCAAAATCACGAATATCGATTGAGATTCTCGCTGCACTTTTTCCAACGGAAATACCGGAAGCAAGATATTTTTCCAGAGCATATTTCTTTATTTTAGTTAATTTCCAGATCCGATCACTCAAATTCATTCCATTTATAGCACGTCCAATGAATGAATCTAAAGCTGGTAAATTCAATTGATACATCGAGGTTTTAAGATAACCTGGTAAATCAATTCCTTTTGTGAAAGCATTTGCTATATTATCTCTGTTAAGATTTGCCAGCTCCCAGCTTTCACGAATTGAATTCTCGATTGTATCTTCAAGATTGTTATGCAGGACACCCAGAACGGAATCAATTTCAGTTTGCAATTTCAGATTCATTTTGTAAAAAGTGTTATCTGCAATAACATTCGGCAATCTGAGCCGATATTTTGCGATTCTTTTTGCAATATCCTTTGCAGCTTGCTTTAGGATTAACTCAACTAATTTCTGATTTTTACGGATATTACGTTGTAAAAGCTGTTCGTATGTCATTTGATTATTCCTCAACCTCTTTTATCCATCCGGCTTTCAGCATTTCATCGATGGTATTATCAAACTCCATTGAATCATTTATGATAGCCCCAGCCTGCAGGAATCCAGACTGGTTTTTAACCATATCAGATTCGGTGACTTCATAGACTTTGATTTGTTCATCGGATTTGATAGTTTTCAAACTTCTCGCATCCAAAACAAAATTTTCTCCTGTTATTTCAAGAGATTTGATAGTTTCTGCATTTTTCTTTTTCTGGGAATCCAAAAACTTTATCAAAGTTGGTTTCTTCTTGTCTTTATGCAGTTCCGGTTTGAATCCCTTTGATTTTGCTAATTTCAGCAGTTCAAAGTAGTTCTTTGGATAAGCAGGAAAATCGATAATGTGAGGTTTTTCAGTTGCTTCTTGTATAGATTCAGAAAGCTCTTTAAGGTTTGTTTTCCCTTTATTAATTGTTTGAAAAATTGCTTTTGCTCCGGGTTCTGACAGATTTAACAACCCATCGGGAATAACATCTTTTTCACCAAATGCTATAAACTTCTCACCATCAAAGCAAATTACAAAGCTGGTGGCGTCTTTTTCGTTAAATAAGGGTGAAATAGCTTTGTAAATTATCGTGTCACCTTGACGCTTTTTTGCTAACACCACCATCGGCTGGAATAGTTTATCAAGCAACGGATTCCCTTCGTCCATAAAAGACGAGGCTATGGTAAATGTTCCTTGTTTCATTTTGAACCTCTCTTTTCAAATTCTACAATATCAGATTTAACAGAATTTCCATTTTCTCCAATCATAGTTACATTCTTTGGATATTTAGTTGATAAAAAGAATTTTTTAAAAGTTCCGCCAATTTGATTTAAGGATAAACAACCTTCTGGAATTTCATCTTTTTCAGGGAATGCTTCAAATTTACCAGATTTGTAGCATATCACAAATTTTTTAGAACTATGTCCTTCAAACAAATCTGAATGTACTTTATAAATTGTAATTTCACCGATTTGTTGTTTTGATAAAACTGTCATCAATTTAAAAAATGTTTCAATTAACGGGTGATTTTCAACTAAAAATGATTTTGCGATTTCAAATGTTCCTGGTCTCATTTCTGTTTCTCCTCTTTTTTTTCTGGAATCTCTCCCTCTCTAAAACCGGAAATCGGATTGACTCCCCACGGATAGCCGGTATATGGTTGATGGGCTTCTTTTTCAGAACCTAATCTTACTTTGATTAGTTTATGGAAAATATCTTTTCCGATGTGATAATAAATCTCAACCGGTATTTCTGTCATTGCATCACCGATTCGTTTCGGTTCTAAAATCTTAAATTTAGTTAGCTTTTTAGCTCCCATAAATGCTTCAAGATGCGATGTATCGATGTGATTAGCTCGATAGGTTTTTGTCGTGTGCTTCCGCATTTCTTTTAAATCAAGTTTTTTCCAAGCGTTCAAATACGCTTTTAGTTTTAGTTTTGCTTCTTTATACATTTTAACCTCCAATTAATTTATTATTAAGTTTGCGTAATAGATTAGAGTTTGTGTTTTTTAAATCTCTTCTCATAAGTATTTCTTTAGTTTCGTAATTATGCTTAAACTTAGGTAATTTATTACAATAAGAGCATAAACCATTTATGTTTGGGATTATAGAGTAAGGCTTTCTGCAACATTTACATTTATGAATTTTGACCTCCAATTAATTTTTCTTCTTTTTCCATTTCTGCGATTACATCATCTGCATTTTCAACAAACGGATGATTTTTGACAGCGGTTGGTTTATCAATTAGATTTTCACCAGGTCTGGATTCTGCAAGCATTTGTATTTTTTCCATATCTGATTCTGGTAAAATCGAACCAAATTCATTTGTAAGATTAAGTTTTTTATAGTTATCTCTTTCATTGACATCTAAAGACAATAATATTGCCTTCATTAAATTATTTCTTCTGTCAAGATGTTCTCCAAATATTTCCTGATCATCTTTTGCTTTTGAAATTGGATCAAGGAACATTAATTTAATCGAATTACCGGACAGATTACTATTAATCCCCTTGATATTATCGAAACTAATATTTGCTGTTCCAGTTAACCAGCAGACAAATCGCAATAAATTATCAATTTCTAAGGTTAATGATTCAGCAGCGTCGGGAGCTACGAGATAATTCACATCTCCATATGAAATTCCTCCTGCAGCGGTGTCTTCCCCCTTTATGGTAAATACTTTTCCAACTGAATCTTTATCAGGGAATGTATCAATTAAGCCCGTAGCCTTCAATATCGGGAAAGCATTACGATCATTTGAATCTGCAAGTTTAGAAATAATCATTTCCAGCCGGGCGATCAAAGTCTGAACATCTGCTGAATCCGGTTTCTTTTGGTCAGAAAAAATTATCATTATTTTTCCAACAGAATTTTCTTTTTCTGTAATTTCATAGGAATTGCCGGATTGCCTTTTCGTTGTGTAAATTACTTTTTTAGCCATATGAATATCATTGTGTTCGATAAGAACGCCTTTTTCATTTTCGGAAGCATATCTTCTCGTTATTGCATCCACGTCTCCATGCTCGTCATAATGAGGATAGAAATCATCTCCGTTCTTTTTACAGAGAAGTATAATTCTTATGTCTTTATCCTTTGTAATATACCAAAGTTCAGCAGCCTTAGATTCACTTTTACAAGCTTTTGCAAGTTTTCGATTAAATGAATTAATCTTAACGTTTTTATATGTCAATAACATATTTTGATAAGCTTTTTTTAATGGCTCTTCAGGATTGTTGAGTTTGATTTTCACATCCGAACCAAACAGAAAAGCAACCGCCATCTTAACAATTTTCTGTTGAAGATTTAAAACCAATTTGGTTGTTATTATCGTTTTTCGGGTATCTGGTGTCAATGTTCCATCTGGCTTTTCTTCCGGTGCAGAGCCGATACTTTCATTTAGTCTGTTTAAAATATCATGCTTGCCTTCATAATTTTCGAGATTCTTATCAATATCCCTGTCCTCAACATTATCCACGCATAACTTATCAAATATCTTCCCGTAATCTTCTAATTTTAAAATCTCTTGGATTTTCATTTTACGCTCCTTTTTAATCTAATCATTGTATAGCTCCGTTATGTCAATTTTTGCGGCTTTATGTAGCATTAATATTAACGCTATTGATGATTCTACTGTAAAAGAATATGTTTCTTGTTGCTTTTTACCATAGTCTAAAGCCATTATAATTCTATTTATTTCTGGATCATAAACTACTGTAATTTTGCCATCATTGTCTTGAATGCTATATCCATCCAGTTCTGTTTTGCTATTTTCAAATATAACTAGTGTTCCATTGATATTTTTTACAATTTTTTCTAATTTCTTTTTACTTAGTTTCATTTTACACCTCTCTTATTTTTTTCATCTTCCCAAAAACTCTTGTAAGATTAACCGGTTGACCTGAATAACAGTTGCACCCTTCAAATATAATCTATCCCAAATCTTTTGAAATTTCATTCCATCCGCTTTGAGTTTCTTGAATAATGAATTTATAACATTATCGCTCATTTTACGCTTCCCAGAATAAAGCATAACCATCAAACGTTGCTTTCTGAAGTTTATCAGACATCGGAATCTTAACTTCACGAACATCTTTTTCGGTGCATATCAATCCCTTTCCTTTGCAGTGATGACATTTTTTCGTTATTTTCTTTTTCATAAGACTGTTTTCATTTGGCTCTGTTCCTGTCCCGCCACAGACTAAGCATTTCTCAATTAATTTTATTTTCATTCTAATAAATCCCCAGCTTCGCTTTTGTTATTGGATTTGTTATTTTTTTTCTTTTGTAAGGAAAGAATGTATTTGCTAAAGCATCGGCATAATCAGGAGACCTTCCAAGCCTTTTTTTCAGTTCCTCTTTGGGCTCTATAATAATATCTCCATTACTCCTAACTTCCCAGCGAATTTCATTTAATTCTTGAGTTAATTCTTGAATTGGGGGAAGTGCTGCTTTTGATTTGTAAGCCGGATCAAGCCAATCACGTAAAGCCCAAAACAAATAAGCCCGCATATTAGCAAATGTTCGCTGTCCTGTTAAGTCTCTTAGAAATTTAGCTGAATGTGATGCTTTTACCGAAAAAACTTGATTTGGTTTCATTTCTTTAACTCTGGAATAAACGCCCGCCCCTTCTCCTATGGTATCAATAAAGCTTAGATTATCTAAGTCAGCAAGCATATTAACAATTTGTCCCGCAGTAACCATGTGATCTTGCTGGCTATATGTTTTTATTTCAAAAACGACATCTTTTATTCGTGGTACGTGGGCTGTTTTATCCCTTCCCATACCAGCAACGTCTGTTCCTATTAATTTCATTCCTTTAGGAAATTTACCCCTGAATTGTTTCCATCGTTCATTTGCGGCATTTATCCATTCAATTGGAATTAATGTTTCTTCATCTTCTTCGGGAAACTCCCCCAAGACTTTAACTCGAAAAAGGTTACCAGGTCGATACCAAATTCCCATCCATTGGAAATCATAAAATTCTTTTGACACTTCTTCTTCCGGGATTTTAGAACACCAGCCAGCAGCTTGAACTTTATCATTTATCCACTCCCAGTCAACCTGTCCCGAAATATGTAGTTTTTTATATTCCTGTTCAGTAATTTCTTTATTTAATAATCTTTGCCAATTCAAAACATTGGGAGCATTCAGACAATTCATGGTGAAATGTTTATAACGTGGCGATTTTGATGATTCATAAGCTTCACCTGAAAGCCTGTGCGGATTATAAACAATTAACAATCTGCTATTTGCTTGCAATATGCCTTCAAGAGCATTATAATTTTCTTCATCAATTCCGGTTGCTTCCGTAACTACAACCATAATATTTGGGGAGTGAAATCCCGACCATGCTTCTACGTCTTTATCCCCAGCCTTGAATCCAACCAAAAACCAATCATCTGTTTTAATATCCGGCATTGTATTGAATTTAATCATATTCGACAACAATTCACCACCAAGCGGTATTTTAGCATTTCTGAATATTTTTGAGATTTCAGTCATCATGATCAAATTTACTTGCCTGCCCGTTGGAGCTGTATTTATAACTTTTGACGGCACATTTAAATATAAAAAACATAATGAAGCAACCGCAGCTACATAATCCTTTCCTCTGGCATGACCGGATTTTACCGATACCCTTTTATTGTTCTGAACTCCAAATAATATTTCTTCCTGTTCTGTATCTAATTTCACACCCAGAACATCTCTGGAAAACTTATTCCAGTTATCTTGATAAGAATTAATTAATTCAATATCTTTTTCAATTATCTGTTTCATTTTTTGTTTTCGCTAACATAAATTCCGCAAATGATTTAAAGCCTTCGAGTTTAACGTCTATCTCCTGCTTCTTTCTCCATATTTCCGGCTTCTTGCATTCCAACCATTGAGCACAGGCACGAACATCCGGGACAACGGTTTTAGTGGTTATTCTTTTATGCTTCGTTTCCTTTCCGACATCTGATATCGTGACCTCATTTGTAACTTCATCGTAATCATAACCAAGTGCTCTTTTAAGGTATGCTTCCTCAACTTCAGCATTGACTAAAACCCGATTTCTGTATAAAGCTTCTGAAAATTCTGGATATTTCTTTAGATATAAATAAAAAGAATCCTTTCCAATTCCGAGTTTTTTCCATATTTCTTTATCGGAATAACCATCACGAGCAAACTCACCAACGAGTCGTGGAAAAGTCTTCGGTTTATACTTTGTCTTGCGTCCCATTATTTACCGTCATTGGATTTTTTACCTGTGAATTGCTCATATCTGTTTATTATCACATCACAATAATGCTCATCAATTTCCATTCCATAACATTTACGGTTTGTCTTTTCGCAAGCAATTAGTGTAGTGCCATTTCCCATAAAGTTGTCTAATATACTTTCGCTTTTTAATGAATATAATTCGATAAATCTTTTAGGTATTTCAACGGGAAATCCTGCTTTATTTTCTTGTTTATCTCCAAGTATTCCAGTCCAATCGCTTTGCTGTGCCCAAGATTCTGAAATTTTATTTTGCCCTCGACTTTTACCATTTATATTATAGAATGTCATCAAATACTCAATTCCGCTAAATACAAAATCTGCTTTTGCTGATATAGGAGAACCCGAATTCCCACCCCCTTTTATCCAATGCCTTATATGTCTTAAATACCACTCATTTTTGTAAAATTTATTTATCCATTTATCAAGAAGTAAAATAATGCGGCTGTTTTTTTCGCCGATTCGTGTTGCCATTCCAGTTCCAGAGTTAATTAAAATTCTTGAATAATCAATATTTATATATGGTAAAAAAGCATCTATGCAATTACTAATAAATTCATCTATTTCTTTTTCCGATTTTTGGTATTCGTAATCTTTCCCAACCCAATAAGGAGGTGATGTCACTAATAAATTGATAAAACAACCCCCCATCAACCGTTCAACATCTTCTTTTTTAGTTGCATCACCACACAACACCCGA